ATGGAAGAAGATTTTCAAAGGAAGAAATTTGAAACATATAAGAGTTGGAGCCAAAGATATTATGAAGAAGAATATGCTCGGTTGATGGGAGATGCAGAAATTAAAAGAGAAAATGCAACAAGTATTGGAGAATATTTTGAATCAACTTGGCTCTCAATGAAGGCTGGAATATCGAATTATCTTTCAGAACAAAAAACTTTTACAGAATCAATGGCTGGCATGACTTATGATACTTTAAATATTATGTCTGATGCACTTACTCAAAAAACGCTTGATTGGCTTAATAATAGCGAAGAAGCTGCCATGAGTTGGAATGATGTTTTAAAAGAAACATTATTGTCAATTCAAAATTCTTTGGTAAAATATATTCAAAAGTTAATAGAAGTTTATATATGGCAACAACTTGTTGGAATGATTCCTCCATTTAGATCGACACAGACTGCCACTCCTGCTACTACTACCACCGGAACAACTACAGGTGTTAGTATGGGGTTTGGGTCGTTCGCTGGTGCTCCTCAGCAATATGGTGGTCTTTTAAGAGGAGGAATTCCTGGAAAAGATTCAATTCCTATTTTGGGCATGGCAGGCGAATATATGATACCAAGAGATTCGGTTGATTATTATGGAATAAAATTATTTGAAAGATTAAGAAATAAAGAAATAATAAAGATGCAATCTGGTGGTTCTGTTGGTGGTGTTTCTACTTCTAGTAATTCTGGTGGCTATTCTGGGGGCATCAAAACCATTCAGGTTAATGTCAAAAACGAAAGTGGGCAACCAATGGAGGCAAGCAACGTTGATTTTAAGTTTGATTTTGATGCTGCTGTGGTTGATGTTATTGTTAGAAAGGCAACGACATCTAAATCTTTTAAAAGAACAATTAATACAAGGTAATGTTAAATGACTGACTTTCCTACTTTATCTGAAAATCCATCTGTTGAAGGTTGGGAAGAAGATCTTGCTTTTGATCCAACAATAAGATCTTCATTTGAAGGTGGTTATGTTCAAACAAGAGCAAGAACTACAAGGATTCCCGAAAAATGGAAAATAAAATATGAAGTTTTGCCAACTGCTGATAAAGATATATTAAAGGTATTCCAAAGAGATACTGTACTTGTTGGATCTTCTTCATTCAATTGGACTAACCCAATTGATAGTGTTGTATATGAAGTTAGAATAGCTGAAAAATTTGTTTTTACTCCAACAGGAAACACAATTGATTTTTGGACTTGTGAAGGAGTTTTTGAAGAGGTATAATCATGCTTTCGCTTTCAGGTGCAGCAATAGCAGAAAAAAATAAACTAAGTTCTTCTGGAGTTTGGCTTATTTTGTTAGATATAACATTAGCTGACGACAATCATGTTCTATTGGTTAGAAACAATGAAGATATAGAATGGCCTACTGGTAGTGGAGATACATATCAAAAATTTCCTTTTGATCTTGATGATATGAAAGAAGATAAAGCTGGCGAACATATAGTTTTAAATGTTCGTGTTTCAAATGTTACAAGATCATTAATGCCATATTTAGAAGCAGATAAAGGACTTGTTGGCAGATCTGTAAGGTTATGTGTTGTTCATTCTGATCATTTAGACTTAGAATCTCCTGAGATTGATGAATATTTCAAAATAACAAGAACTACAGTAGATGTAATGACAGTAACATTTGAGTTTTCTGCAGAAAATTTGTTTAATATTCAATTTCCAACTGATCGTTTTTTGAAAAATTGGTGTAGATTTAGATTTAATTATCCCTTAGGAACAGATGTTCGTTGTGGGTATTCTGAAGGTGTTTATTTAGAATGCAACAAGACTCTTGCTGCATGCAGACAAAGAAACAATTCATCAAGATTTGGAGGATTTCCAGGAATCCCTGGAGGAGGAGTTTATACAAGCAATGCCTAATTTCGAAGATTTGATTGGAGTCAAATTCATACCATATGGAAAAGATCCAGAGATTGGTCTTGATTGTCTTGGTTTGTTAATTGAAGTTTATAAAAGATTTGGAGTCATAGTTCCAGATTTTGATGTTAATTTTAAAGATTATAAATTAGTTGATAGTCTAATTAATTCTGAGAAAATTAAATCATATTGGTTAGAAATAGAGGAACCAGAAATTCCTTGTGCAGTTGTTTTTAGAAATAGTTGTGATAAATTCATTACTCATTTAGGTATGTGTATAGATAAAAATAAATTTATCCATTGTAGATATGATGTTGGTTCTGTTGTTGTCGAAAAATTGAATCATCCGTTTTGGAGTAAAAAAATAGTGGGGTTCTATAAGTGGAATGGAACTAATTAGATTAAATCCTAATGAATATAATGACGAATTTTTGCCTGTTCTTTATAAGGAAAGAGTTCGCATAACCATTCTCTATAATTTATTTAGCATAAAAGATAGAGAAGAGATATATGTTCCTCATGAATATGGCAAATCTGTCAGCCAATATGTTTCTGAATTAAATTTATTGGTGAAAGGAGATATTGATTTAAAGTATTCAATTAGCGGAAGAATACTTAGTGACTATGAAGTCTTGCATATTTGTCCTCATCCAGGAGATCAAATATTAATAGTATCTAGACCTCATGGTGGAGATAGTGGTGGAACATGGCGAATAGTTGCCATGATTGCGATTATGATTATCGCTATAGTTGTTGCTCCGTATATATCTCCATATATCGCAGCATTAGGGTTTTCTGCAACGACCTCAACTGCTATAGCAGTTGGACTTGTATCTGTAGCAGGAGCTCTTCTTGTCAATGCTCTTTTCCCACTTCCTCCACCTTCAATTCCAACAATCGGCGGTGGTGCAACTCTTCAGGGTAGTCTTGGCGAAATGGAACAAACTCCCACATACGGATGGGGAGTAATGAGCAATCTCCAAAATCAAGGATTTCCAGTTCCAAGACTATATGGAACAAGAAGAATTGCAGGGAATATAATAAATAGATATATAGATGTTGTTGGTGATCAACAATATTTTAATTGTCTAGTACATTTATGTGAAAACTGTGTCGATTCAGTTTATGATATTGAAATTAACGACCAACCAATAGCAAATTATGAAGAAGTTCAACAAGAGGTCGCATTTGGCAAAGTAACACAAACACCCTTGCAATGGCATGGAGATACTTTCAATAGAGAATCTTATAGCATAGAAATCACAAGTGATGCATTTGTTACAAAAACAACCTTGGGGGATGCAGCGGAAGGAATAAGAATTGAAGTTAATTTCCCAAGTGGTCTTTATTATGCTTCTGTAGATGGTTCTGTGAGTAGTACAGGAGTAGAATTTATTTTACAATATAGGGCATATCCTGATGGTGGTTGGATAAACTATGCAGCAGGAGAAGGAGGAACTACAGAGTCATATACTAATTATAATGAAACGGCTACTGGATTCCAATTCTTGGATGATTGTGATGATATAACATGGGTTAATAATCAACAAGGCGCAAGAATATCTTATAGAAGAGGGAATTATGAAGCCAGTGATGATTCTGGATGGCAATTTTGGGGAACTGCAAATGCAGGTCCTGTTACATTATCAAATTTAAATAGACAACCAGTAGAAGTAAGAGTAGCAACTCCTCCTGATTTTATAACTGATTTTGATGCTTGGTTTTCTGATATTACCAGATATGTAAATATTGGCGGTGATGGTGGATATGTTAGCGTTATTGCTGCTTCTAACAGTGCTGTTAGAAGAGCTTATGATATTAGAGATCTTCCTGTTGGACAATATGAAGTTCAACTTAAAGTATCTTCAAGAACTGGAACTGGTGCGAGATATATAAACAAGATATATTTGACTGGAATATCTGAAATAATTCTTGATGATTTTTCTTATCCAAGTTCTGCTCTGCTTAGTGTAAGAGTTCTTGCAACTTCTCAATTATCTAGTACGGCTCCAACAATAACCGCTCTTGTTAATAAAGGCTATGTTCCTGTTCATAATGAAACTTCATGGGTTGCTAAATCATCAAACAACCCTGCTTGGGCTTCTTACGATATGCTAGTAAGAACGATCTATGATATAGATGCCAATGGAGAAAATTTGGTTGTCTATCATACGGAAGGGGCTGATTATTCTAGAATAATATATGCCGATTTTGAAGCGTGGGCAGATCATTGTGATGAAGAAGGCTATTATATTGATATATATTTTGATTCTCAAATGGATTTGTGGAGTGCCTTAATTCAAATAGGTCAACTTGGTCATGGTTCTGTTGTTATGAGAGGAACAAAATATTCATGTGTCATTGATAAGGAAGACACGTCAAGCCAAGTGTTTAGTATAGCAAATGTATATAAGGATTCATTTAGTATGCAATATTTGTCTTTAGAAGATAGAGCAAATGTTGTTGAGGTTACTTATTTTGATTCAGAAAGAAAATATCAGCGTGAGATGTTCAGTGTTTATGGAAATGATTATAATACGGTGAACAATGTTAAGAAGGCCCAATTATCTCTTAATGGTTGTGTTGATTATTCTCGTGCATGGAAACTTGCTGATTTTCTTCTTAAAAATAATGAATATATCATAAGAAGTGTTTCTTTTGATGTAGATATTGATGCAATAGCTTGTCAAGTAGGAGATGTTATAAAGTTTCAGTCAGATATTCCACAATGGGGATTCAGTGGAAGGGTTGTTTCTTCTACAAGCAACACAGTTGTTTTAGATAGAGAAGTCACACTTAATGATTCTGACACATATAATATTTTGGTTGTTGATGCAGATGATGATACTGTTCAAGAAAAACTTGTAACAACTTCAAATCAAACAACGGATACGTTAACAATTTCTGGAACATGGTCTTCTAATCCTGAAAAATATGATGTGTTTTTGTTTGGAGTTGATGGTTCTGAATATAAACTTTTTAGAGTTGTTGCAATAACAAGAAGCGCAGAATTAAAAAGGAAAATATCTGGCGTAGAATATAATGCTTCTATTTATCAAGAAGGAACTCCAGTATATTTGGAAGAATCTGCGCTAACTATATATCCAATTGCGATTAATATTGTTGCTTCTGAAAGATTAAGATTTAATAAGGGCGGTTCATATGTTTCAGAAGTCCACATAGCATGGGATAGAGTAAGCACATCTGCAGAAGGTTACTGGAGAATACATAGGAAAGACAATTCAACAGTAGGATCTTTATGGGAATATTTAACAGATGCTAGAAATAATTATGCAGTTATATCTTCAAATTGGCAAGCAAACCATAACTATTCTATGGCAATAGTTGGTGTTTCAGATTTAACAAACGGGACTGATTCAATTGATAATGCAACAAAGACCAGTATAACAATTC